TCTAGCTTGCTCATAGATATCTAAGAACTTCTTATCGTCTTTTGTTTTTTGATATACTTTTTTAGCTGTAGATGTTAATTCGTCAACATCTTCAACTAATTTATCTATATTGGGTATTTGTTGGATAGACCAAGATATAGCACCTGTATTAGAATCAATATCGGTGACAGTGGATTTAACCCCATCTGCAACCTTTACATCACCCACTTCAAATTCTTTAAGTTTATATTTATATGCCATTAACGATTTGTATTTCATTTAATAGTTGATAATAACGTAACAGATCAACCAAATTACTATCTCCAACTTTATCAGTTTTAGATAATTCAGTTAAAAATTTAGTTACTTCAGTAATTTTTACTTTAGTAGCTTTATCCTTAACATTTTTAGTAATTTCGGTTAGTTTAAACCTTAAATCCTCGATTTTATTATTATAAAAATTTCTTAAATCTGGGGTTGAGTCTACTGAATTTATATATTCTTTAAGGATTTGTTTTTGGTCATTAGTTAATGTATCATATCTATTATTAAATTTTTCTAGTAATATTTTATATGTTAAAGTTCTAATATCTTTATCATACCCAGAGAATTCATTTAATACTGTTTGTTTTTCATTAACTTCAATTTCTTTTTTAGTTAAACATTCTAATAAAGTAACTTTATTTTCTAATAATTGGTTAGTATTACCAACATTTTTAGAATTAGAATTTTCTATTAAAGTATACAAAGAAGCTAATTCTTTATAGTTAGATATTTTTGAACCAAAAAATGATTCTAAATTATAATGTTTTTTAATTTCATTAATTAAGTTGTACTTTTGTCTTTTTAATGAAGTTCTATTAAATTTAGTTGAAGCCTCTAATATAGTATCAATAACCATATTTGCTCTACCTTCGTTTAGTACTTTTGATTTTAGTATGGATTCATATAATTTATACTCTTTACCTAAGCTAGTCTTAATGAAATATTTTTTTAAAATATCTATAGCGGGCGAATTACCACCTTTTAAAGTATCAGCGGTAATTTGTCGTACTAACAGTTCAAATAATATGCCTGTATTTTTGTACTTTGAATGTTTTATCTTCATCAAAATATATTTATTTATAAATATGTAAAAATTATTGTTCCTTCAATTGAGATTCATCTAAAAGTGTACTGTCGTCCTTATCCGCTTGAAATACTAAATTTTTCTTGTCTAAAGCCTCAAATATTTGTTTGTTTTGTAAGTAAACAGATGTAGCTCCTTCAAGTGCTAATGGGTTTCCTTTTTTAGATCTAGAACCTAATGGGTTACCATCATTCTTATCCTTATCTTTCATACGTTTAGTACCTAATCTATCTTTACCAAAATTATCCGCTTGGGTATTTCTTTTAGTAATAGAATTTTTAGGTCTACCTAAATCTAAATCATCACCATACCCATCAGGTACATTTCCTGGGTCAGACATTGATCTTCCTTTACCATATAATGAGGCTAAATCGTGAGGTGTACCATATGATTTACCAGTTTCAACGGGATCATTTCCTTCTGCTGCTATCTGATCAATTCTAAATTTACGTTTAGCATCTTCTCTAGCTAAATCTCTATATTCATCAAGTTGGTCTTCACTAAAGTGATAAACATTATCATATATCCAATCAGACGGTACTAAACCTTGTTCTAACATTGTTCCTGCTAATTCGGTTTTAGATTTTAATAATTCAATCTTTTCCTGTTCTAATATAATAGATGGACTAGACATTTGAAGAGTAAAATTGGTTAAAGTTTCATCTGTATAACCTTGGGTATATAAGTGTACTAACGCTATTTTATTTAACTCAGATAACATTATTCTTTGTATTCTTTCAATTGTTCTTGCAAATCGAATATCTTGTTGTGCTAAAGTAGCTTTACCTTCTACACCTTCTTCATATCCTAAAAATGCTTTTGGTATTTTAAGGGCAGCAAATAATTTACCTCTTAGATATTCTACATCTTGAATACCATCATATTGTAAACCAGGTGTTGTTTCTATTTTAGTAGTCGCATCATTTCCTCTAATAGGAATGTAGAAATCTTCTAACATATTCATCTGGTTGTACTTTAAATTGTATTCTCCAGTTTTATTATCTTGGAATGGCGTACGTTTAAGTTGAGAAATTGTTTTCTGCATAAACGTTTCAATTTCATTTGGAGGTATAGAACCAACATTCATATAAAATATACGCTTTTCAGGAGCACGAGCAATTCTGTGAATTAACATGGCATCCTCCATTAACACATATTGTTTATATAATTTTCTAGCAGGTTCGATATAAGCTCTACCATAAGGTAAATAGTTAACATCAGAAATTAATCTAAAATGAGCCATTTCATAGTTGTCAAAGAAAATACCAGCTTCATTCTGTAAATTAGCACCCGCACCTGCTACAGGATACATACCTGAACTTAAGTTATCCATTCCATCAGGAGCGTATTTATATCTAATAGCTGCTGGGTTTTTTGGATCGTATCCTTCTTGTCTTTCAATGTGGTACGCAGTATATGGGATAACATTGTAAACACCATATTTTTCAGCAATTTCTAACTTTAAGAAAAAATCACCATATTTACACATTTGTCTAACCCACATCCATAGATTAAACTCTATATTTAATACATCATAAAATAGATTATACAATATTTTTTGTATGTCTTCGTTAGCACTCCTAATTTGAAGCACTTCTCCCATGTCATTTTTTAAAGTGGATTCATCAGATAATATATCTAAAGCAGAAGCAATAATAGCATCCTGATCCATTAAGTCATATTCTGAGTATAATTGGGGTCTAAGGAATTGATAATTTTGATTAAATTGGGCTCCATAAAGAGAAGAAGGACTAGTAGAATATATTCTATTGTACCTATCAACTAAGGAATTGGTTTCTAATTCTCCAGTAGATTGAATTTTACCACTATCTATTACTTTTACTTGATTACCACCAACGTTTCGTATTACTACGTCAGTTGAAAATAATCTTTTTAATCTTGAAAATACACTTTTGTTAGCCATAATTTATTATTATTGTTATAAATATTACTTAGAAGAGCCATCTAATGTCTTCTTTACCATCTCCCGTATCTTGTTGATATGGGTTTTGGTTATTTTGATTACTACCATAACCTCCTTGATAAGGGGTTCTATTTACAGACATATTACTTAATACGTTTTTTGTCGAATCTAAACCACGTTGGCTTAATCTTAATGCCGTGTCTCTAATATACATAGCTATACCAAAAGCCATTACTAAATCATCATTATATCCTGTTTGAGCTTCTGCTCTACCATTCTTCCAAATAAAAACTTTCATTTCTTCAACCAATCTTTTTGATTGAATTGTTACTCCCTTATCACTAATATATTCTTGGAACTTACCTATTACCATAGGACGTGTTCTAGATGACATTGTAAAACCTGCTACCATTTTCGAGTGGTCTTCATATCTGTCAAAATACGAACTAGCATTGGGGGAATCACTCCGTTGTGAATAGTAAAGGTTAGAATATTGTCTATCAATAGCTACCTGTATAGTTGCCCAACCAATATTTGCGTTTTCTATTACTAGCATAGCTTCATTATATTCAGTAGCTAATCCAACTAATAAATGACCAAATTCTTTAGTTCCTAATTGTCCTTTATATTCGGCTACTTGTATATTATCTGCAACATCTATCACATGACAGGTAGAAAAATCTTTTCCATCACCACGAGCGACATCAGCTACAACAATATAGTCTCTTGAATAATCTGGGGATTGCCATACCCATAAATTTTGGTCTGCTCCCCTACGTTCTAGTGGTTCTTTAATATGTGTTTTTTCGTAATATTCTAAATATTCACTATAAAATACTATATCCCCTGAGGTGCTAAAATCACAATCACATTCCTGTGCTGCTAGTCTTGGGTCCCCTAATAAAGCATCTTGTGCATCTCTCCAAGTTTGATCTCTTTCAGGGTGGACATACCAAGGCAACTTAATAGGTAAAAAATCATTTTCTCCAGATTCTGCTTTAACCCATGTTTGATGGAACCAATT